GGCGGCGTCGGCACGGGGCCGGTCGTCGGGTAGTTCGGCGGGTGCGCCGGGCCACCACCGATGTGCGGCGGTAGACCACCACCGACGGGGAACCACGGGTGCGGCGGCGACGGATGCCCCTGCCCGTAGCCCGGGTCAACCGGCGGGCGCACGCCCCAGCCGGGATCGACAGGACCGCCGGGCGCGCCGACACCGTAGCCGGGATCGACAGGCCCGCCTCGGTCATCGAGGATCGTGATCAGTGCGAGATGGCTCTTCATGCGTGACTCCTGACTGGGGTTGTGATGGCTGGCGAGGATAGCACACGTCAGCGACGACGCCCCGGCGTGCCGCCGAAGCGGATGCCGCGTCGCACCATCTGTCGCACGTCGGCCTCGTCGTGATCTTTCGTCGCGAGGTGCCGCGCGCGCGCCTGCTCCTTCTCGTGATCCACCTTCGTCGGCTGCGCCGGGCCGTAGGCCAGCACGACGTACTCGATGGCGTTCATCGCGTGATCGTAGAACCCGTCCTTGCGCGCGCGTCGCGTGTTCGGCGATACCGCGTGCGCGATGCTCCGCTCGTCCCACACGTAGCCCGCTTCCAGCGCGTCGATGAAGTGCGTGCTCTCGACCACGCCCTCGGGTCCGCTCAGCCGCCAGCGGTCAGGGTCCACGGTGAACGCCGGGCCTTGCCGCGTCAGCCGCTGCATGTAGCCTGCGAGGTGCTGGATGCAACGGTCGCGCGCGTCAGGGTGGTTCGCCCCACCGATGGTGTAGAGCATCACGCCATACTCGCGCAGCACGTCGGCGGCGCTCACGCGCGTGCCCTGCGAGTTGTTCTGGTCGCCCGCCGGGTCGCCCGTGCTCCAGACCTCCATCGGCAGCGTGCGCTCGCCTGCCGCGTTCGGCTCGCCGCCGAACCAGAGGTGCCGCAGCGCGACCGCCATCGGCGCGAAGTCCTCGATGAACTGGTCGCTGCCCAGCAGCCCGCCCAGCACGCGTAGCTCGCCCCACGGCAGGATCTGTGCCCACACGACTGCCGGGTGACTGTGGCCGAAGTCCCAGCCCTCCAGCAGCGGCACGCTCGGGTTGAGCGCCAGCCGCTGGACGTGCAGCCGCGCGTGGAACACGCCCGCGTAGACGGGCTTGCCGATGATGGGCAGGCCGCGCTTGCCCTCGATGAAGCGCCGCCGCAGCGCGCTGCCCTCGGGATGCGCCTGCTCCAGCGTGTCGATGTAGCTGTCGCCGAGGTTGTGCCGGTTGTCGTACACCGAGGTCCGCAGGTAGAGGTAGCCCTCGCGCGTGTTGCGCTCGGGGAAGTCGCTGGCGATCCAGTGCGTCAGGCTCGGCGGGTTCGGCGTGAGCAGCACCTGATGCGGGTAGCCGGGCTGCGACAACCGCGCAGGCACGTAGGCGCGATACACGTCCTCGGGCACCTCCTCGGGCTGGTCGATGCCGAGCACCGCCAGCGTGAGGCCCGCGAGCTTGCCGTAGCGACTCGTCTCCTCGGCGCCCTTCAGCGCGCGCAGGTAGACGCGCGACCCGGTGCCGACCACTTCGTCGTACTCCTCGTCGGCGTGCCACTGCAGCGCGATGCCGTGCGTGTGGCACCACTCGCGCCAGCGCGGCTTGAGTTGCGCGTCGAGCGCGTCCTGCGTCCACCGGCAGAGCGCGCAGCAGATGCCCGGGTAGTCCACGCAGTAGGCGGCGACCTTCGCGACGAGCGGCGTCGTCTTGCCCGCGCGCACCGCCCCTTCGAAGTCGATGTAGGGCCACACGTCCGCACGCGCCAGCAGGAACGCCGACTGCACCGGGTTCCAGTAGTCCTTGACCTGACGCGCGGTCATCGCAGCGCGTCGCGAATCGACCGCACCAGCGCGCTGCTGTTCGCCGTCTCGCCCAGTTCGCAGAGGCGCAGCATCGCCGCGCCGAGTAGCTGCTCGTAGTCGGCCAGCGTCTGCTGCTGCTCCGCGATGAGCGTGCGCGCGGTCGCCGTCAGCGTGCGCGCCTCCACGATGGCGTCGTCCACGGCGTCCTTCAGCGAGTAGCCGGTAGCGTCGGGGTCACTCATCGCTCGGCTCCAGTTGGCGCGGCGGGCTGACGATCTTCGGGCGCTGCGCGGTGACGAACGCGTAATCGTCGTGCGTCGCGAACACGTTCACGATAGTGACGGGCCGCGCGTCTGGCGTCTGCTCATCGAACTGCGGGACGCGTCCGAAGCGCCGCTGCTCCAGCACGTAGAGCGCGGCCTGCCGATCACGCGGGCGCAGCCGCATCGACCAGCCGAAGAACTTCTCGATCTGCTCGGGCGTGCCAGTCGCCAGCAGCGCCAGCCCCTCGATGATGCGCTCCCCGTCGGGCGCGCCCGTGTGCTTGTCAATGAGTGCGGCGGTCGGGCTTGCGAGCAGCGCCTCCGTTGCGGCGACGACGGCGCGTGCCCTCGGCTTGCGGGGCTTCCGGTTCGGCTTGTTCAGCCGCATCTTGCTGCGTCCCACTCGCATCACGCACCACCTTCGGCTTCGCCAGCAGCACCACGTAGAACGTGCGGAGCCGCAGCGACGTGAGCACGGCGGTCAACTCCGCGACCGTGCCCGGGCTGATCTCCAGTCGCAGCACCGCATCGCCGTCGCCGCTGAACGTCAGCGTGTTGCCCGTCGTCGGCAGCGACGCGAGCGTGGCGAAGACGATGTCGCCCTCGGGGACGTTCACCAGCGCAGCCGCAGCCCGATGCGCGTCGGCGACGAGTAGATCTGCACGCGCTGTCCACCATACGCCATCAGCACGCCGCCGCCCGCGCTCGCGATGATGCCGAACACCAGCAGCCCCGTGTTCGTCTTGCAGTCGGCCACCGGCTGACGCGTGCGCCCCGGGTCGGTGCCACACGGCGCGAGGTCACGCCCGAGCCGCGTGTTCGGATCCTCCAGCGACAGGTCGCTCTCCTGCGCGAACGTCTGCGCGGCGATGACCGCGAGCGCGCCTCCGGCCACGATGGCCGTGCCCGTCCAGAACAGCGGCGGCGAGTGCATCGCCGTCGTGTAACTGCCGGGCCGCGCATACTGGCGCGCCGCGCTTTCGGCGATGGGACCGGCGCTGACCGTCGTCGGCAGCGCGAACAGCAGCAGCAGCGTCACCAGCTTCACGGCACTTCTCCCGAGGCGCTGATCGCGAGCGTGAAGCCCGTGCCGCGCGCCTCTCTGAACAGCACGTCGTTGACGAAGATCTGCACCGTCAGCGACCCGGTCGTGAAGTTGTCGAACGGCGTCTCGGCCTGCAGGAACAGGAACGGATGCAACTCGGTCGTGGTGTAGCGCACCGTCCACGGCAGGTCCGTCGTGACCTGCGCCGTGCCCTGCTGCGCGCTGAAGTAGGTGATGTTCGTGTTCGGGATCGTCCCCGTCACCCGATACTCGACCGTGATCGTCGGCACCACGGGCGGCTCGGGGATCGGCGTCGGCGTCACCACGCCCGGCGGGTCGCGCACGCCGCGCTGACTCCCGTCGTCCGAGCAGCCCACCAGCAGGAACGGCAGCAGCCATAGCAGTCGCATCATGTCCTCAAGCTCGCTTCGATGAGCGCCAGCACGGTATCACGACCCTGCGACTGCAGCAGCGCCCGCTTCGCGGCCTCCAGTGCCTCGCGCAGCCGATGGGCCTCGTCCTCGTTGCCGTAGCCTGCGCCCGGCGTCGGCGTGTCCACGACCGGGATGATGCCCTCGCCCGGCAGCAGCAACTGCAGCACGTTGGGCAGCGCCGTCGGGTCGTGCTTCACGCGCAGCGAGATCTGCGCGGCCAGCACCGTCTCGGCGAACGGCAGCGCGAGCGCCTCGGTGCCCTCGGCCTGCATCAGCACGATGAGCGCACGGCGCAGCAGCAGCAGCCCGGTGATGAGGTCGAGCGCCTCGACGGCGACGGTGCGAAGCTCGCGCGCGAGGATGAGGCCGCGCTCGGTCGGCTCCAGCAGCGACGAGGCCAGTGCCCACTTCTGCAGTGTGTCGCGCAGGTCCGCGCTCGCAGCGTCAGGCTCGGAGATCAGGTCGAACGGGGCGCTCGGGGTCAGGCTCATGGGATCGGGTTCCACTCCGAGAGGTGCGTGGGCACGAGGTAGACGGGGTTGTCCTTGTCGCCTGCGTCGCGCATGTCGTTGCGCGTCCGCAGTCCCTTCGGGCAGCGCGCGACCACGTCGATGGGGATCGCGAAGAGGCCGTCGGTCCAGCGGATCGCCACGAGGCCCAGCCAGTCCGCGTAGGGGTCGAAGCTGAACGTGGCGTGCGCGAGGCGCAGGCTCCACACGGTCGCGACGTTCACCCACACGTCAGGGTATCGCTCGCGCTCGCAGTTGCGGCACTTCACCTCCAGCGCGCCGACGATGCGCCGGTCCTCGCGCAGCAGCGCGTCGAAGGGCGAGAGCGTCGGCAGGTCGAGCGCGATGACGCCGTAGAAGTCCGCGACGCCCGCAATGGCGGCAACCTGCCGCACGCGGTCGTCCATCGTCTCGTAGATCATCGCGTCTCCACGGTGAGGAGCAGCCCTTCGGGATCATCGAAGGGCGCGTTCGGGACCAGTCGCTGCGCCTCGGCCACGAAGAGGCGCTCGTCGCTCGCGTGCAGGGCGAGAGTGCGGCGCGCGTCGATGGCGACGACCTGCTTATCGTCCACATACGCGACGTGCGACAGGGCGTCGAGCACCGCGCGCACGAGCTTGTCGAGGTCAGGCGCGTGCGGGCGCTGCGGGCGGCAGAGGAAGTGGCAGCGCACGGTGACGCGGGCCTCGGGGTCGAGCACGGCGGCGCCGACCACCGCGCGCACGGTCCAGCCGATGGCCTTGCGCCACGCGTGCAGGCGCGGGTTGTCGTGCGTCATCTTGCCGCGCCCGAGGGATCGCATCGAGCCTTGCGGGATGGGGCGCCCGGCGACGAAGACGCTGAACGCGACCCCCACCCTAACCCTCCCCCACGTCGGCAGTCGGGAGGGTGCCGATGGGCCTCGCGCGCGAGAGGGGCATCTGCACGCGCTGGCCGTTCTTGTAGACGAGGAAGGTGTCGCCCTTCACGCGGTGGACGAGTGCGATCACGCGGCGCCCACGATACCAGAACCAGACCCACGTTCCACGCTTGAGCTTCACGAGTCGCCTCCAGTGTCGTCGCGCCAGCCCTTCGGGTCGAAGAGCGGCGCAGCCGCAGCAGACGGCACGTCTGCTGGTGTTGTACTTGTACGTACGTACTTAGAAGTACCAGCGTTTTCGTTTCTCATTCTCGTTCTTGTGTGGGACTCTCGTTCCCGGTCGCCTTCGCCTTCATTTCTCGTTCCGCTCGTTCCCGCTGGTTCCTGCTCGTTCCCGGGAAGGCCGTAGAGGTAAGGGTTCCCGCGCTTGCCGGAACCGATGCGGACGATCCAGCCCATGCCGAGGAGCTTGCGAAGCACGCCGATCTTCCGCTGGTGCTGGCCCTCGACGCGACTGTGCAGTGTGGCCTCGCCGAGCCAGCCCTCGTCGCGCAACACCTCGATCATCCGGTCGCCGAGCGCGTGCGCCTCGACCTGCGCCTTCGTGCCCTGCGTGACGAACCAGCCCGTCTCGGCGTCCAGTTCGATGAGGGTCGGGTCGAGGCTCGGGCCGATGCGCTGCACGCTCGACAGCACGCGCTGGTGCTCCTGCCGTTTCATCACGAGCACGTTGTCCACCGACGCGCTGATGGCGGTCGAGCCGAGCACGGCGTCCAGCCCCTCGCGCTGCTGGTGCGCGCTGGCGTGGAACGTCAGCACGAGCGCGGCGCCCGTCTCTCGGGCGAGCGCCAGCAGGGGCGCGAACTGGACGGTGATCTGCGCGTAGTCGTTGAAGTCTTTCGCGCGCAGCACGAGGCCGAGGTGATCGATCACGATGAGGCGCGGGCGTTCAGTGCGCGCGCGCGCGTGCAGGGTCGCCAGCAGGTCCGCAGGCGCCGGGCCGCAGAACAGCCGCAGCGCCTCATGGCCGGTCGCGCCCATCTGCCGCAGATGCCGCTTCACCTCGCTCGGCTGGTCTTCCAGCGCGAGCACCCACACGGGGCCAGCCGTCGTGCGCCAGCCCATCCACGGCACGCCCTGCGCGACCGCCAGCGCGAGTGAGCGCGTCGCCGTGCTCTTGCCCGTCTTCGGCGGCGCGACGAACAGCACGACGCTGCCCGCCGGGATGCGGTCCTCCACCACGTAGTCGATGGCGGCGTCGGGCGTGCTCAGGAAGTCCGCGAGGGAGGTGAGCGCGAGCGGCGCCGGGTCCGCGACGGGCCGCGCCGGGTCGTAGAGCGGCGCCTGCCGCACGACCTGCGCGAGGTCGGCCTTCGGGTGCGCGGTGAGGTAGTCGCTCACGTCGCCCTTCAGCGGCAGGCCCGGCAGCGGCACGAGCTTCACGCGCAGCCCGGCCTGCGTGCAGGCGTCGGCGACCTGCCTGCCGTGCGTCAGCCCGGGCGGGTCGTTGTCAGGCAGCACCACGACGTTCGCCACGCCTGCCTCCACGAGCAGCGGCACGTAGTCGGCGGTCCACTTCCCGGCGCCGCCGATGTTCGTCGTGGCGGGCACGCCGTGCGACCAGAGGAGGTCGGCGTCCTTCTCGCCCTCGACCACGTAGACCGTCTTCTGCCCCTGCAGGTCGTGCAGGCGATACGGCACGCGCCGCACGCCCTGCATGTTCCACGTCCACCCGCTGCCGTTGGCGTGGCGCTGCCGGAAGTCCTTCGGCGAGTAGCGCACGGCCTGATAGAGCACGGCGCCCGCCGCGTCGGTGTAGTCGTAGGTCGCCACGATCACGCGCGGCGCCTCGGCGCGCACCTCGTCGGGGAAGAGGTCGGAGATCGTCAGGCCGACGCAGCCGAGGATGTCCTCGACCGCGCAGTCGCGGCTCTTGCACTGCACGAGCGTGCGCCCGCCCTCGCCGGGGTCGATGGCGAGGTCGTGGCTGGTGTCGCCGTGCGCCGGGCAGTTCGCCCGGTAGCCCTTGCCCTGCTTGCGGGCGTTGAAGTGGTCGGCAACCTCACGCAGCGTCACTGCGGAGTCACCCGGTCGAGGTAGAATGTGCGGGTCGTCATCGTGTCATCTCCACGGTGCTACGGCGTCAGTCGGGTCGTCGGGATGTCCCAGTCCCGGCGACCCGTTATCTTCCCGGCGTCCGCTCTGAAATTGCAACGCCACAACATCTAGCGCGGGCGCTGCAGTTCCAGCCGCGCCTTCCGCACGGCCTCAACCTGCGCCTGCCGTTCGGCTTCCTGCGCGGCGCGCTTCTCGGCCCGGCGCGCGCGTGACTCCGTCAGTTCCTTCCAACACGCAGCGGCGTGCTCACGCGCCTTGTCGAGCGACGTGGTGCTCTGGTCGTCAGGGAACTCGTACCACACGATCCCGTCGGCCAGCGTCTGCAGGTAGCACCACACGTCGGCGCGCGCCTCAGTCGTCACGGGCGACGCCGGGAGGTCTTCCCCGTCCTCGTCCACCGCGATGCACCACGCGACGATGAGCGCGTGCGAGTGATCGCCGTTGGGCCAGAAGTTCACGACGCTGACCCCGGGCGTCGTGTTCGGCACGAAGTGGATCGCCATCAGCGCCTCCCCGTCGAGCGCACCGTCGGCGCGCGCATCACGCGCGACACGCCCGGCACGTTGAAGCCCTCGCCCATCTGATCGACCAGCGACTGCAGGCCGCGCATGTTCGGCGACACCAGCAGCGCGCGCAGTGTCGCAGGCACGTCGTCGCCGAGCGCGAACCGCAGCAGCGCGTCGAGGTCTTCGACCTGCGGCTCATACGTCACCGTCACCGCGACGCCTGCCGTCTTCGTCTCGCGCGCGACCACGACAGGCGCCATGAACTCCTCGACCGGCGCGGCCTCGATGTCCTTCGCGAGCGCCTCGTTGCCCTTCGCGCGCTGCGCCTCCGCATCCTTCGCCCGGTCGGCTGCGGCCTGCTTGAGCGCAGCGGCCTCCGCGTCACGCCGGGCACGCGCCTCACGCGCGGCGCGGTCCAGTTCGTAGGTGCCGATGGCGCGCGTCAACGCGTCGAGCGCCTTCTTCGGCTCGGCGAGGCGCGTGTTCAACTCGCTGCAGAGCGCCTTGTGCGCCGCGTGCGCGTTCGCGATGTGCGGCTTGTAGCCCGCCTCGATCTCGCGGATGAGCGTCTTCACGCCCTCGCGATACTCGACGGCGAGCGCCGCCGTCTCGGGGCCATCAATGACCCACGTCTGTACTTCGGCGAGGTCTATCGCCACGGTCGGTTCGAACGTCACAAGCTCAGTCGCCATCGTCGGGGATCTCCAGTGCGAGTTGCAGTTGCGCCACCGTCACGCACGCGTGCCAGTTGCGAAGGTCGCCACGCGTCTCGTGGCAGGTCGTCAGCTTCGGCTTCCCGTTGGGCTGCAGTTCGATGAACGCGCGGCGATGGTAGTCGGGCTGCGGCGCCGCGTAGGCCGCAAGCTGGAGCGGCGTCCACGCGCTGGCGCGTCCGCTCTTGAAGTCGATCACGAACGGCTCGCGGAACCCGCGCAGCGTGCAGCGCAGGTCGAGCCAGCCCGCGTAGGTGCCGCCATCGACAAGCTCCTCAGCCGCGAGCACGCCGATGCCGAACACGTCGAGCGCGTGGCGCCCGGCCATGTAGAACGGGTCGTCGCCGTCGCACAGTCCCTCGCGCGCTTCACGGTCGCTCCGCGTCTGGCAGCGGTGCAGTGCCGTGTGAACGCGCGTGCCCCGGTTGCGCGCCTCGTCGGTCCACCACGGCGAGACGAGGCCGCAGCGCCGCAGGATCTGGGTGACGGACAAAACCCTTTGCCCGTCACGCCAGAACGTGTGCGTCGCCGCGTCGAACTTCAACGCGGGCATGGTGCTCACCACCGCTGGTAGTGCAGGACCGGGATGCCGCGCATCTCGTCCAGCCCCTCGCGCAGCAGCGCGTGGTCGGGCTTGCACCACGCGTAGCTGTCGCTCGTCTCGATGCGCCAGCCAGCGGCCTCGGCCATCGCGAGCAGGTCGGTCCACGAGCACTGCGCGGCGTCGGCGAGGGCCGCGCGCGGCACCTCGACCTTCACCTCGCGCCGCTCGTCGGGCTTCGGCTTGTAGGCGGGCTTCGCCATCACATGCCCTCGGTGACATCCGCAGGCAGCGCGTTCAAGTCGCTGGCGCGGTCGTAGACGGTGTCGTCCTCGGCGAACGTGACGCCGTGGTCGTCGGGTGACTCCATCGCGGAGAGCACCTTCACGAACTCGGCGCCCTGCCGAATCTGCGACGTGCTGGTGTAGCCGAACAGCGCGAGGATGAGCGCCTTGACCTGCCGCTCGCTCAGCGACTGCTGCTTCGCCGTCTTGAACAGCAGGCCACGGTCGGCGGCGCTGATGCTGCCCGGCGTCGAGAGCGGCTGGTG